TTAAAGCCCCAAATCCTTTTTAATTTTTAAACGAGTGCCTTCAGGTATCTCTTTCTTACCGTGGTTAGGGAAAACACTTTTCTTACCGTTAAGTTCAATAATCATGTGTGATCCTTTACCCTTTCGCACAAAGATAACTCCCTGTGCTAAAAGCCATCGTTTAAACTCGTTGAAGCTCATAAGCTACTCCTTGTTTAAACATGGGTTTATTATAGGACAAAATTGTCTTATTATCAATAAATAAATGAGACAATTTTGTCTTATTTTTTGGCTGAAAAAAAAGCCCCTTATTTATGGGGCTTTCTTTTATAGGCAGAGCTTTCACGCCAGATATACTCTTTACCTTCAATTACTATTCGATCACTACCAATAATTTTAAAGAGTTTACCATCAGCACTTGAAAGGGTTTGAAAGTAACCCTCTTTATCTAAAGTAACTAAAGCCAAGACAGGTAAACTATCTTTCTTCTCGACTTGATATAAGTATGTGAATTCAACAGCCATAGAGTAATTTTTAAGCGGACTTTTTCAAATCATATTCTTTAAAACGAATTAATTCTATGCCTGTTAATTCATTAATTTGTAATAAGCGAGATTGCAAAGGCATGACCTCATTGTGATAGAAAACGTCCGCTGCATCCATAACAGATCCAAAGCCGCCTGTGTTGTTTGGAACGATTCCCATGAGTTGAGGTGGGATTCGTAATGCAGCTAGAATGTCATCACGTGTAATGTTTTTGATATTTGCAAAATCATCTTTGGCCGCAATTTCAGAAACGGGAATGATTTGAACACCATCTTTTTTCCCATTCGGACTGTAATAAAACAAGTTACGGAAATTGCCCGGCCCTTTACTGTCTTTTAAAGCCTGACGCAGATTATCAATATCTTGAGGATCATTTGCGGGGTCGTTCACATACATAATGAAACCAGCATGACTACCATTGTTATAGTATTTGCGACGGAAAAGCGTAGCTGATTCATTGAGCCATAAACTTTGTAATGCAGCGATATATTCAGGTTTGCCGTAAATCTCTTGGTCAATGTCTGATTCGCGGATATGAGTAATTCGACCCATAGGGAATTCATATTCTGAATAGCCAAGATGATCATTCGTAATCATGAAATAATGACCATCCAGACCCACTCGCATGTATTTTGAGAGACTTGGTTTAAATTGCAGCGTCTTGTTAGTTATAGATTTGATTTCCTCAATATATGCATTCCCTGACCAAATATAATCGAATGCGATTTGTTCAAAGGCTGAACGGTTTAAAAGAGGGTGAGGAATAAACTGATTTACTAAAAAATTACGTTTGAAAATGATGCCGCTGCTCAGATAAGGCGTTGCACGGAATGATTTTGAGAGACCAGCGATACTCACCGCAGGTTCATACCAGCGGCCATTGAACCAGCATTCCATATATTCAGAAAGGTCGCCACCAGATAAAACTGGTATTGGATCACCAAAAGTAAAAGCCTCGGTACGGCCAACAGGTTTGACCGTTTGAACTTGAGTAGAAAGGGCATTGAAGGCACTTTTTAAAAGATTAATAGGTTTCAAGAGTAAATCTCCAAAATTGATGAATTTGAAATAGTTGTGCCTTCTAACGGTTCGTTATAAACGGCATGCATGAGTGCCCAAGCTAAATCCGCATGTCCGATTTCTTCAGAACGTCCTGCGGTAAACGTCATTTGCCTTTGACTTGCTGTAAGTGTTTTTTTGATGCTCATAAGGGACTGCGCGATGTCGGTATGACCAGCATCAAATTCGAGACGCCCATTGCGGATAACATCCAGTGTTTTTAATACGAGTTGAGTTTTAACTTCGGGGCTATAGCTGAATGTTGTTAATGCTGGAAAGAATTGGCGAACTAATTGGGCTACACCTGTACCCATACCAGTTGTATCCAAGCCGATATAAGTAACGTTGTAACGTAGGGTAATTTGGCGGATCTGTTCTGCTTGTGATTTAAAGTCCATGCCTCTGAATTGATGGCGCTCTAAAATTCTGAATTTGCCATTAGCCACTGAAGGTGGGGCAACAACAACAAGACCAGCGCTATCTCCTGTTTCAGCAGGGTCATAACCCACCCAAACTGGACGGCTTGCAAGTGGACGAATATGGAACGGTTTATAGTCTTCAGACCATGCTTCCCAGCTATCAACCATGCAGGCTTGCAGCATGTTAAGAGGGAAAATTGACGCACCATCATCGATGAATTGACACATCAATAAGTTTGCAAATTCCTCGGCTGAATATTCGAAACGAAGTTCATCAATATCAAATAAATCACAGCCGCCATTTTCAGCATCAAGAATTGTAACGATCTGACGCCAAAGCTTGTCTTCACAATATCGACCACGTTTTAACGCATCATGAGAGACATCAATATTTAAACGTTGGTCTTTAGGTCTGCCACGGTTATAGCGCTCACCAGTCCAAAATGCGTAGGCTTGGTGTGCCATCGTTGATGGTGTAGAGAAATAGGTTTTACGCCATTTCTTATGCATGGCCATACCTGATGCGACTTTGTTTAGTTCGTTAAAACCATAAGTCCAGAAAAATTCGTCGAAATAGAAATTACCGTGGTGGCCTTGAGCTGTTCGGGCATTTGTACCCAAGAAAGTGAGGTTTGCTTGGTTGTTACCTATGATGATTGGATCACCTTTAAGCTCCACCCCCGTATGTTCAAAAGCAAATTGTTGAATGTAGGTTTTGAAAATATGTGCTTGAGCTTTAGATGCAGATAAGAAAATCTGATTGCGGCCAGTTTTAAGCGCATCGATAAATGCCTCACGTGCAAAGTAGTAAGTTGCCCCGATTTGACGACTTTTTAGAATTGCACGTGTACGTTGATTGCCAGCTCGATACCAGTCCCACTGGTAGTCGTAGAGATTTTCCTCAAATGCAGTAATGAGGATCTCGACTTCTTGTTCGGTAAAGGTATTAGGTTTTTTCTGCTTTTTCGCAACCGCATTACGGTTCTGAATATTTGGATTTAGATCTGATTCTTTGCCTGTATCTCGGTAACGCTCAATTCGGGCCAGTCGTTCGAGTTCCCTCATTAGAAGGTCGACTTCCTTCATGTCGCCGCTAGATTTTTTATTTTTAAAAATGAGTGTAATTAGACGGGCTTCAATAGCTTGAGCCACTCGGTTTTCAGGTTTGGTTTTTTCCCACTCGTCTCTGGTTTTCCATGCCTGAATGGTTCTCTCTTTTTCATCGAGAACCTCGGCTATGTCGGTGATTTTCCACCCACACCAATAAAGAAATTTAGCTTTTAGTCGATTGTCGAGAAACAAATTGACGTTTGCTAATTGTGAAAATTCATTCATATCCAATGTCTGCAACTTATCTGCTGCAAACATTGGCAGTACAGGCTTTCAGATTCAGCCTTAGCGAGTTGTAAACCGTTGAATTACAACTGACGCTCGTTGCGACGACACAGTCACATTGCCCATTCTGCACCTATCGAAATTGCCCGAACTCCAATTTTTCATAGGTAAATGCAGCATGAGCAGCAAAGAGCAGAAACCAAAAAAATTTAAATCAAAGTGGTTCCGTATTGCGACGGCAGGGGATACCACTGATGGTCGTGAAATTCAGGAAAACTGGATTCAAGAAATCGTAGAAACCTACAACCCACAAACATATGGTGCGCGTATTAACGTTGAGCACATCCGTAGTGTTTCACCCGATAGCAGCTTCGGGGCTTATGGTGATGTGGTTGCAGTAAAAGCCGAAAAGGTCGATGTCAACGGTGAAAAGAAACTTACTTTATTTGCCCAAATTGAACCAAATGACAATTTGATTGCGCTCAATAAACGCAACCAAAAAATTTATACATCTATTGAAGTTAATCCTAATTTTGCCAATTCAGGCAAAGCCTATTTAGTTGGTTTAGCTGTTACTGATTACCCAGCTTCTTTGGGTACGGATATGTTGCAGTTCGCTGCAAATGCTGAAAAAAATCCTTTTGAAAGCAAAAAGCAGCATAAAGACAACTTGTTTACAGCGGCAGCTGAAGCAGAGCTGGAATTTGAAGAAGTCGAAGAACCAAAAGTTTTTGGTGCTGGTCTCGTTAGCACAATTCGAAATATTTTCAAAAAGCAAGAACAACAAGAACAAGCAACCACCGAGTCTTTTAGCAACACAGAGCAAGCCATCCTTGAGATTGCTCAACAGACGGCTGAGCAGGGTAGCGAAGTCACTAATCTCCAAGCTTCCTACAACGACCTGAAGCAAAAGCACGATCAGTTAGCCACTGACTTTTCACAGTTGCAAGCAAAGCTCGACATCACACCTGACCAATCACCACGACCAACAGCGTCTAGCACTTCCTTCTCAGAAATTGAAGCCGAAGTCGATTGTTAATTCCTGATTATTAGAAATTTATAGAGAAAAACATGCGTAACCTAACACGTCAAAAATACAATGCTGTAATGACTCAATTGGCCAAACTTAATGGCGTTGAAACAGTAGAAAAGAAATTTAATGTTGAACCTTCAGTCCAACAAAAATTGGAAGAAAAAATTCAGCAGTCATCTGAATTCCTTTCCCGCATTAATATTCACCTTGTTACTGAACAGTCAGCTGCTGCGGTTGGTTTAGGAGTTAATCGTCCGATTGCTTCGCGTACCAATACAAATACTGGTGAACGACAAGCGAATGATCCAACCTCAATGGATGATCGCGTATATTTGTGCCGTCAAACTAACTTTGATACTTCAATTAAGTATGCCAAGTTAGATCAATGGGCAAAATTTCCAGACTTTTATACTAAATTCCGAAGCGTAATTATTAAACGCCAAGCTCTTGACCGTATCATGATTGGCTTCAATGGTATTTCAGCAGCGCCAAATACTGATATTGTTGCTAATCCATTGCTTCAGGATGTCAATAAAGGCTGGTTACAAAAGCAACGTGAAGAAAATAAAAGCCGTGTCCTAAAAGAAGGTAAAACCGCTGGAAAATTAACAATCGGGGCAGGTGGCGACTACCAAAACCTTGATGCATTAGTCATGAATATTGTTGACGAAATGATTGATGAAGTACATCAAGGCAATCCAGATTTAGTGGTTATTTGTAGCCGTAAACTTCAGTCAGATAAATATTTCCCTCTGGTAAATAAAGAACAGCCTAACTCTGAAAAGTTAGCTGCGGACATCATTATCAGTCAAAAACGCATGGGCAATTTACCAGTCTATGCAGTTCCATTTTTCCCTGAAGATTGTTTGCTAGTAACTACCTTCGATAACCTTTCAATTTATGTTCAAGAAGGTGCTCGTCGTCGTACCGTTATTGATAATCCAAAACGTGACCAAATTGAAAACTATGAATCTTCAAATGAAGACTACTACATCGAAGATTTAGGGTTAGCTGCAATGGCTGAAAATATTGAAGTACTTGCGGGGTAATCACGCATGAACTTAGCCCGTCAACATTTTCGTAAACATCAAGCCAAATCTGCAGCCGAACAAGCTGCAGAGTTCGGCAGTATGAAAAATGCAACGGCATACGAGCTGCAACTTATGCAGCTCAACAATGACCGTGCTCGCTTAAAGCAGATCCAGTCGACTGAAAATAAGATCAAACTTAAATCAGAATTGCTACCAAATTATGCCCCTTATATCGATGGCATTCTTGAAGCGCAAAGTGGTGTACAGGATGAAATTCTTACTGAAATGATGATCTGGAATATTGATACATCTAACTTCAGTCAAGCGTTACAGATTGCTGAATATGTTCTCGTTCATAACTTGTCTTTACCTGACCGCTTTGAACGAACACCAGCATGCGTTATCACCGAAGAAATTTCTGCAACTTTCCTCAAGCAGCTTAAAACAAATGTTGAGATTGACATTGATGTGTTGAAGCAGCTCGAAAGCTTAATGACCAATCCTGATTTACCGCAGCCGACTTTAGACATGCCTGATCAGGTTAAGGCAAAAATGTATTTAGCCTTAGGTAAAGCGGAATTGCGATTGATTACTGATAAGGACGCGCCAGATCCTGTTCATACAAAAGCTGCTTTAGATTATCTACAAAAAGCCGTTGAACTGGATGATAAGTGTGGTGGACGCGGCGATTTGAATCTTGTGCAAAAACTTTACGATAAATTTGCACCAGATACGAATCTATCAACTGAAACAGAAACAAATAAGGGTGATGTAACAGCATCATCATAACGAGTGCCCACGCACCGCACTGGCGAACAATGGTAGTGATCTTACACAGTAAATCCTCACCGAGCCATTGTTCCCACCAGTGCATTAATGGGGGAGTAACATGGGATTTTCCGCAAACGGTAATACAACACCATCCAATATAACAATCAGCAGTACAGATTTTTTTCCAAGTATTTCTTTAGATGAAATTCGTAGCTTTGTTCGAATTGATGGGGCCGTATCTGATGCCCGGCTTAAACAGGTTACTTTAGAAGAAATTATCGATGTAAACCGCTTACTTAATAAATTAGTAAGTTCTGCTTCAAGTTTGGCCGAGTTAGCAACAGCAAAAGTTGATGGAAAACCAGATACAGAAATTTTGTATTTTTCAGCTATTTCAAATGGTGTGGCGGCAAAAGTTAATGAGCAATATCGAAGTTATGACACAAGTACTTCGGGCAATAAAAATGCAAAAGAATTAACACCTACGATTGATGAAAGTCGACGAAATAAACAGTGGGCTATCAAACAATTATTGGGTCAATCACACACTACGGTTGAATTGATATGAACACAGTTCGATCAATTCAAAACGACACGATTGACCTAATTTGTTGGCGTTATTACGGACGTTCTCTAGGTGTTGTCGAGAAAGTTTTAGAAGCAAATCCAAAACTGGCGAACATCGGCGCAATTCTCCCCATCGGTACAGAGGTCAATTTACCTGACTTATCTGCTCCCCAACAAATTACACAAACTATTCAGCTTTGGGACTAATTATGCCAGAACCAACTTCAACTACAGCTGCAACAACCACAGGTCTCGCAGCGGTTTCATTATTACCATTTATTAATGGTAATGCCTTGCTTGGTGCCGTATTGGGAGCAGCTTTTGTGGCTTATCTCGAAAAAGAACTTAGCGCAAAACAACGCATTGCATTCATGCTTTTATGCGTCGGCTTTGGTTATTTACTTGGGCCTGAAATTACTAGCCGAACTCAATACATCAGTAGTGATGCAACGGCTTCAATGCTTGCGGCCATTTTTTCAATTTACATCCTGATCAAATTGCTTGATTGGGTAAAAAACTCAACTCTTGCTCAGCTCTGGAAAACTTTTCGAGGGGGAGGTAACTCATGATCATTGTTCAAATCGTTGCTGTGCTTTGTTATTTGTTCTGTGGCTTCCGAATCCTAAGTTTTGAGCGCTCAGGGCATCATAAAGGCTTTGCATTCCTTGCGACTGTGCTAGTAGCAAGTTTTATTGGCCAAGCAGTCTATATCGTATTTTTTAAAGAACCTGTAACAGTGTGGGATGCCATTTTAGCCATGCTGCTCACACTTATTGTTTATCGAACAAAGGGTAATGTTGCGAAAATCTGGAGTACATCATGATCTTAAAATTCGGCTCGAAAGGTAATGCAGTAGTTACTTTACAAAGACAATTAGCGGGCTTTGGCTATAAAGGTAAAACAGGAAAAGTTTTAAGTATCGACGGTATTTTTGGTGAAAGCACTGAATATGCTGTGATCCAATTTCAACAAAAAGCTGGACTTGTGGCTGATGGTAAAGTCGGTGACAAAACCCGTGAAGCTTTGGCAGGGAACGGACTTGATAAATTCCTTAAAGACTCGGATTACGTTAATGCGGCCAAGCGCTTAGGGTTACCTGAATTGGTCATTCGTGTATTCGGTGCGGTTGAAGGTCAAGGTGTTGGCTTTTTAAAAAATGGGAAGGTCAAGATCCTGTTTGAACGTCATCGTATGTATGAATATTTAAAACGATTCAAAGGTGATGCATTTGCTAAAAACCAAATGAAATTGGTACCGAATTTAGTGAACACAAAGCCGGGTGGTTATCAGGGTAATGAAGCGGAACATGTACGTTTAGCATTAGCCAAACAGATCCATGAAGATTCGGCACTTATGTCTACGTCTTGGGGTCAATTTCAAATCATGGGTGAGAACTGGAAAGATTTGGGTTATGACTCAGTACAAGATTTTGTAGCACAAATGCAGGCCAGTGAATCGCTTCAGCTTGAAGCATTTATTCGCTTTATCGAATGGAAACCGGGTTTGCTCGAGGCATTAAAGAAACAGGACTGGGATGCTATTTTTACTCTTTACAATGGGCCGAATTATAAGAAATTAGGCTATCAAGCTAAATTCCAAAAAGAGTTTGATCACCTCGAGCCGATTTACGGAGTTAAAAAAGCAGCATGAAAAAATTAAATGACCTTCGTGCTCATTTGATGAATGCAGTGATTGAGTTACGACGAGATCCAGACCGGCTGCAAATCTTTGCCGACCAGGGTGCATTGAAATGCACCTTTGCGGCGGGGCTTTCTTATGAGTTTTCATATTTAGCAAATATCATTTTGACTGATTATGCTGGTGATCTTGATTCTGTGGCCATACCTTTATTCGATTGGCTCCGGGTAAATCAGTCTGAGCTTTTGTCGAATTTAGACCGGGTTAAAGAGGGAGTTCGTTTTGAGGCAGATTTGCTCGCTAACGACAAAGTCGATTTGGCCATTACTATTCCACTGACTGAACGTGTCATCGTTAAACGTGCACCAGACGGCACTATAACCGTCGATCATCCTCCGGAACCCCAAGCAACTCAAACAGAACAAGCGCAGGAAGTAAGTTTGATCGATCAAGCGACAGGCGACGTTTTAGCACAATGGATGTCCGTTGAAAGTCCAGATAGCTTCGCTTTAGCAATGCCGCTACCTGTGAGGAAGTAAACATGGCTGAGATGAAAACTTTACTTCATCATTTAGGGATTTTACTTAATCAACTGAGTGATAAAGAAAAACGTAAACTCAGCATGGATATTGGCCGTAAATTACGGCAAAGCCAAAGTGCCCGAATTACCAAACAACAAAATCCCGATGGCAGCTCATACGTCCCAAGAAAAAATCAGAAGATCCGGGATAAGAAAGGGCGTATTAAAAATAAAATGTTTAACCGGATTAAAATGGCTCGGTTCATGAAGGTTAAGCAAGAACCACAAGGTGTTTCAGTTGGTTTTTTGGGTAATGTTGCTTTTATTGCACAAGTTCATCAGATGGGCTTAAAAGACCGCGTTCGACGAACTAAGAATAGTCCAGTTGTAAAATATCCATCGCGTGAATTACTTGGCTTTACATCAGCAGAGGTCGAAATGATTGAAAATGATGTATTAAGTCATATCTCTAAGATCAATTAGTTTTTTTATAAATATCAGTAATTTTGTTGATTTGAATCTTGTAATTAATCATCATTTTAAATCCTAAACTTATCTAATGAGATTATGAAAATTTCAAGATTCTTTTTTGCAAAGAATACATTTGTTCCAGCCATTCATAGGCTCAATTTCCGTTTATCTAAAATAGTTAATAATCTAGATTCAAAGGTATTAGTAAACTCTGAAAAAATCACTTACCTTCAGATTAGGGACCTTAGAGATGAGACCGAAGATTTAGTTTATAGCCTAGCTAATGAAGATCATTTAGAAATCGTTTTGAAGAAAACAATCCCCTCTGACTAAGTTGTAATACCCTCAATTACAACTCCCACCACATGCATTTCTAATCATGCTGCAACACGATTGCAGCATGAACATTTCAGAAATTATCCGTCGTTTAGAAAACATTGTCAGATTCGGTTCAATCGATACGGTCGATCTTGAAAAGGCTTTGTGCACAGTCAATCTAGGCGATATTAAAACAGCCCAATTGAACTGGCTCAACATTAGAGCAGGGACTGACTCATCTTGGGATCCACCGACTTCGGGGGAGCGTTGCATTGTGTTTTCTCCATCTGGGGAATTAGCGCAAGGAGTAGTGCTGTTTGGAATTTACAGCGAAGACAATCCAGCCCCAGCTCAGTCTGAAAATATCAAATTGCGAAAGTTTTCAGATGGCACGGTCATTCAATATGACACCTCATCACATGTACTTAAAGCCACTTTAACGGATGGCGGTAAAGTCGAAATTAATGCATCAGGTGGAATCACATTAAACGGTAACACAACGATTAATGGTTCGTTATCTACGACTCAAGACATTACATCCAAAGCAGATGTAAAAGCAGGAAATATTAGCCTAAGCAATCACAAGCATATTGGAGTTAAGGGTGGTGGAGACACATCTGGAGGACCATTGCTATGACAATGAATCGAGTAGTTGGACTACGAATCACAGATGAGCTGGAGTCAATTCGCCAGTCTATAACCGACATTTTAACTACCCCAATTGGTAGCAGGCTTATGCGTCGTGAATATGGGTCATTGCTGTATGAACTAATCGATCAGCCTATAAACGACGTTCTTATTTTGAAATGTTACAGCGCAATCTATTCGGCACTTTTGCGCTGGGAACCCCGTATCAATATCAATCAGATCAATATCTTCAGCATTGAAGGCTCTCGTATGCAAATCAGCCTCGATGCGGATCTTGTTCAACAAAATCAGCCTGTGAATTTATCACTTGGATTGACATTAGGAGCAGCTGCATGAGCGTTGTTGATTTTTCTCAGTTGCCACCACCAGACCTTATCAAAGTTCTGGATTACGAACAGATTTTGGCAAAGCGGAAAGCCCGTTTTATTTCCTTATATCCACCTGAAGAACAGGCGTATTGGACTGAAGTTTTAGGACGTGAATCTGAGCCTGTGACCAAAATTTTGCAAGAAAATGCTTATCTTGAATTATTAACGTCTAATCAGAGAAATCAGGATGCCCGGGCATTGTTATTGGCTTTCAGTACCGGATCTGATCTGGACCATATTGCTGTAAGTTATTACGGGGTCACTCGTCTCGTTATTACTCCAGCAAATCCAAATACTGTACCGCCCACATCTGCTGTGATGGAAAGTGATGAAGATTTAAAAGAACGTTGTTTACTTTCTTTATCCGGGTTTAATACGGCTGGCGCATCAAATGCTTATAAATTCTTTTCTAAATCAGCCGATGGCCGTGTAGCTGATGCTTCGATTATTTCACATGAAGACAATCCTTGCTTTTTAGATGTTTATATCACTCAACATGACAGTGATGACTTTTCAGCATCGCAAGAGCTTATAGACAAAGTACAGAAAGCTTTAGATCCTGAAGACGTTCGCCCGGTTGGTGATCGTCCTACTGTACATAGCAGCACACCAGTCACGTATCAGATTCAAGCCCGGCTTTATATTTCACAAACTGCTGAAAACGTCATGTTGCTATCCGTAGCACAAGAACGTTTGCAGAAATACGTTAAGAATTCGAAAAAGATTGGTCAATCGATTCGATTGTCAGCCATTTATGCTGCATTACATGTGGATGGTGTTAGCCGGGTAGAAATTCTAAATCCAACTTCGGACATCGTTATTAGTAAGGCCCAACATGCATTTTGTACAGGCATCGACGTACAAATCGGGGGGACTGAATAATGAAATCTTTATTGCCCCCAAATGCAACAGATTTAGAAAAAAAGCTGGCTGAGGTTGGTACGGATGCTTTTAATTTGCCATCGATCAAACTTGCCAAAGATGTTGATCATGCACCATCTGATTTTCTCGCCTATCTAGCTTGGGAGCGACAAGTTAATTATTGGCGTGATGAGTGGCCAGATGCGTTAAAACGCCACATCATCAATCAAGCAATTCCACAGCACAAAATTAAAGGCACACCAGCGGCCATTAAAAGGGCATTAGAACCCTTTGGCTTTGAAGTTGAATTAATCGAATGGTTTCAAATGGAGCCGCCCGGTAAACCCGGAACATTCGCGCTCGAGTTAGATCTCGTCGGTAAAGAACTATCAGAAGAAACATATCACGAAGTGAACCGCTTAGTTGAAGACTCAAAAGCGGCAACCCGTCAGGTCTCTAACGTCCAAATTACATCGAATCCTGTCTTATACATCAATACAGCGATTGCACTGCAAGACGCAGTGACTATCGAATGCATGCCACAAGGTTATCAATAAATGAGCAGCCCATATTTTAATGTTACGACCAATGCTGGCGACGCAGCCATTGCAAATGCGATTGCCACTTCTACAAAGCTCAACATTACACATGTCGCATTTGGTGATGGTAATGGTTCTTCTCCGACTCCAGATAAGACCCGTACATCTTTGGTTAAAGAGGTTTATCGCCAAGGAGTAAATAAATACGAGAAGCATCCAACAATCAATAATTTCGTTATTGTTGAAGCAATCTTACCCCCGATTGTGGGTAGTTTTTATATCCGTGAAATTGGTTTAATTATTGACGGGAAGACTCTTCTTTCACATGGTGCAGTTGCCCCAGTGTATAAAGAGGCTAACTCAGTTCGAGAGTATCAACTTCGATTCACAATCAATATTCAGGATGCTGAAATTGTTAATGTCACACTTGATGACACGCTGATCTATGCGACACAGGGGTGGGTAAATGATAACTATGTCCCTCGTAAAGAGATCATTGATAATTTAGCAACCAATGATCCAGCTAAACCACTTTCAGCAAAACAGGGTAAATATTTACAAGATAATAAGCTTGATAAAAATGCCAACGCAGTTGGTCTTCAAATAAAAGACAATCGCACTTTAAAACCGTCTCAATTATCACAATCGATTCAGGCTTTTTTCGGCACTTTAAATTCGGATGGTAGTAGTTATTTCTGTGATTATTTGACATTGAACGGTTGGAATGATTATTCAGGTGGCCGTAAAAATGCACTTGTCTTTAATAAAACAGCTCAAACCTTGCATCATTATCAAGCTGATTATGATAGCGAAACATGGACTTTAAAAAAGCAAATTGCTTATACAGACTCAGATATTTCGGGTAATGCTGCTTCAGCCACAAAATTAAAAAATGCTCGCTTAATTAACGGTGTTACGTTTGATGGCAGTAATGATATTAGAGTGCCACCAGTAGCATTTTATATTCCCGCAGGTGCAGATTTAGACAACTATCAAAGTATTGGTTTTTATTATCAGGATACAGATTTAAATGCATCTCAAATCGCAAATGTTCCACAAGCAAACGCGTTTGGTTTACGTGTAGAGACCCATGCGGGCGTATCACAATGGTTTATGCCATACAATGGTGGTGGGATCAGGTATTACCGTCATTTTTATGTCGGTAAATGGACACCTTGGAAAAAGATTGATCCATCGAATATTGACGGAAATGCTGCAACAGCAAGCAAGCTGCAAAATGTGCGTCGTATCAATACCGTTGCTTTTGATGGTACCAGCGACATTACTATTTATGATGAGACGAAATTTAAAGCAGATGGTACGACATCAACTGTTTATGACGTTGCTTGGAATGCAAAATCAGGTGTCTATACGATTCAAGAAAGTGGCGGCACATCAACAGTAATGCATTTCTTAGGTTCTGGATCTGCCCCAGCAGTTCAAATCTTAGCAAAATATGCGAATGGTGGACTTTGGTATCGATCAGCAAGAGATGCAAAGGGCTTTGAAGTAGAGTTTGAAAAAATTCTGACTGAAAAAGGCGGCACAGTTAAAGGTGGTCTTGCAACAAATAGTATTTCAAATACTGGTGATATTTATACGACAGGGACTTTTGTTGCTGGAAATGCAGCAGGGGAGGCAAGATTACAACTAGCGGGTACAAATCGCTATTTTTATCTTAATGGCGGTTCTTGGGGCGTTTGGACCGAAAATGGATCTGAACCCTTATCTAAATTGTGCGGTGGTACAGGCCGAGCAGATGGGGCAGCCGAAAAGCTTGTTACACCTCGACAAGTTTCTTTCTCTGGCGCGGCTTCAGGTTCATTCACTTATGATGGTTCTGCAAACTCATCATGTGTATTAACACTTGCGAATAGTGGCGTCGTTGCTGGTACATATTCTTCAACAATTCAAATCCCATCAATTACTGTAAATGACAAGGGTTTAATTTCAGGCATCTCACAGCAAACAATTAGATCCGCTTCAGTAACACAAGCAGGTGTAGTGCAATTAGTTGATGATTTAGTCACGGATGATAGTTCGAAAGCTTTAACTGCGAAACAAGGTAGAGCTTTACAACTTCTGAAGTTAGACAAAAATGCAAATGCAGTCGGTCTACAAATGAGTGATGATCGAACGTTACTACCGACTGAACTTGCATCAAATTCCGTTCAAACTTTCTTTGGAACTTATAACTCTGACGGTATTTCAGCTTTTTGTGATTTCATCACTTTAAACGGATGGAATGATTCATCAGGTGGTCGAAAAAACGCGCTTGTATTTAATAAAGGGACTTCTGGACTGTACCATTTTCAAGCTGGTTATGCGGATAAAACTTGGACATTCAAAAGAGAAATTGCATATACCGATTCAAATATTTCTGGTAATGCAGCTTCAGCAACCCGACTACAAAATGGGCGGAATATTAACAGTGTTTATTTCGACGGAACTCAAGACCTAAATATTGAAGCCCCTCTATGCTGGAATGGCAGCGTTTCAACCCTTCAGCAACTTGATTTAGCATTAAAAGATGGTAAATACACCGTTACGGAATTAAATATTGCCGGGTTATATGGTTATGGTTTTCTTGTAGTCATTAGAAGCGGTGGCACCTGTCATCAAATCTATTACCCACATCAAGCTCAAGGGACAAACAATGGCACAATGGCAATGCGCCAAACTTGGAATGTGAATGGAGATGCAGCAACTTGGTCCAGCTGGCGAGTAATTGGTACACAAGATGATTCTAAACTTCCACTTGCTGGTGGTACCGTTACAGGGAATTTACGTGTAAATGGCATAATCTTTGCCAATAAGGTTTATGGCGATTCTGATTTATGGTTCACATCAGAAAACGAGCAAAAAGGACGTCGCGTATTAACAGGTGGTGTACTTGCTTCTGATACTTATTCAGAGGCTAGTCTTGTTCCTAATCTTGGGATTTATGCAAAAGGTGCAATTCAATCTCGCGCAGCTATTTATGCAGATAAATTCTATGGATATACAGGCACGGCCACTTATGTTGGTAATTTGGATGGCAAGCTATTAAATCCACGTTTGATAAATGGCGTTGCGTTTGATGCAAGTAATAATATTAATGTGCCTCCAGTTAGTTTCTACATCCCTGCAGGTGCGGATTTAAATAATTATCAAAAGACAGGCTTTTACTATCAAGATACTGATGCAGGCACAGCACAAATAGCAAACGTTCCTCAAGCAAATGCATTTGCTTTGCGTGTTGAAGGAAGCGCTGGGTGTGATCAATGGTTTATCCCATATAATGGTGGTGGGGTTATGTACTATCGCCATTTTTATAATGGCACTTGGTCTTCTTGGAAAAAAATTGATCCATCGAATATTGATGGAAATGCCGCAACAGCAACAAAATTGCAAAATGTGCGTCGCATCAATTCGGTTGCCTTTGATGGTACCAGCGACATTACTATTTATGATGAGACGAAATTTAAAGCAGATGGTACGACATCAACTGTTTATGACGTTGCTTGGAATGCAAAATCAGGTGTCTATACGATTCAAGAAAGTGGCGGCACATCAACAGTAATGCACTTTTTAGGCTCTGGATCTGCCCCAGCAGTTCAAATCTTAGCAAAGTATGCGAATAGTGGGCTTTGGTATCGTACAGCACGTGATGCAAAGGGCTTTGAAGTTGAGTTTGAAAAAATTCTTACGGAAAAAGGCGGTACAGTTAAAGGTGGTCTTGCAACTAATGGTTTATCAAATACTGGTAGCATAAATAATTCAGGTGACATCGCCACCAAAGGTGTATTTGTTGCTGGTGGGGGTATTGGTGAAGCAAGGCTACAGCTTGAAGGTTCAACTCGATATTTCTATTTGAATGGTGATTCATGGGGTGTTTGGTCTGCAAACGGATCTCAGCCGTTATCAAAGACTTGTGGGGGGACTGGACGCACTGATGGAGCAGCCGAAAAGCTAGTAACAGCACGTCAGATTTCTTTAGCTGGTGCTGTTTCAGGTTCGGCACTTTTTGATGGATCTGGAAACATCACAATATCGACAACAGCAAACAACGCTATTGGTATTGGTCAAACTTATCAAAATGTCCTTTCTAGCCGTGCCGTAGAAACAACTTACCTAAATTCAACCGGGCGTCCAATTGGTGTGATTATCTGTTTTCCTGATACGGGTGGTGGCACTGCAACGGTTGAATGCCTAGTTGATGGCCAGTCAATTTTTAAACATGTTTATGACTATTCAACGAATTATGGATCGGGATTTTATTCATTTATTGTACAGCCCGGCAGCACCTACAGACTCAATATGCCAACAGGCACAGTTAATCCGAACGTTTGGAGTGAATTACGATGAAATATTTTAGAAATCATACCACTGGTGAAGTCTTTTCCTTTGAAGACGATTTAATTGAAATGACTGCTGAAGAAGTAGATCGTCACATTAACCCTCAAAAGTATCTTTCTGATGAAGAAAAAGAGCAGCTGCGTCTTGCTGAGTTTAAACCTCTTACAAGACGCCAATTTAAGCTTGCACTTCTTCAGTATGAATTGTTAGAAAAGGTTGAACAATCAATAGCAGCTATTGAAGATTCAGCGCTAAAAACACGAGTCCAGATTGAATATAACGAATCTGAAAAGTTTGAACGAGCAAATGATTCGGTCAAATATATGCTTACTCTTTTAGATATTTCTAATGATGAAATCGATGAAATGTGGCGCTATGCGATGAGTCAATAAAGGGCTACGTTCAAGTTGTAATACTGCCGTTTACAACTGCCGCTGAATGAAATCAAACGTGCAATTTGAAAACCTGTGAGCTGACAAAAAACCAATCAGACCACAGGTTTATTTTATGGTAGATTCATATCACCACGGGGTCCGGGTTTTCGAAATTAATAACGGAAACCGGCCCATTCGTACAATTTCAACCGCTGTTATCGGTGTGGTATGTACTGCATCGGATGCAGATGAACAAACATTCCCACTCGATACTGCAGTTTTAATTACTGACATTCTTGCAGCCCTTGCCAAAGCAGGTACTAAAGGTACGCTAGCCCGTACATTACAGGCGATTCTTGATCAAACCAATGCCGTTGTAATCGTTGTTCGGGTTAAAGAAGAAAAAGACGAGGCTACTCAAACCAGCTCAATAATCGGCGGATCGGTCGACGGTAAATACACTGGTTTAAAACAATTGCTCACTTCAGGCGCTAAATTCGGGATGAAACCTCGAATTCTAGGTGTCCCGGGCTTAGATAATGCAGCTGTCAGTGCTGCTCTAATTTCAATTGCTCAGCAACTTCGTGGCTTTGCTTATATTTCTGCCTATGGCTGCAATACTAAAGAAGAAGTTATTGCTTACCGTCAAACATTTGGCGCACGTGAAGCGATGGTCATTTGGCCCGACTTTTTGGGGTGGGACACCGCGACAAATTCAACCACAACACTCTATGCGACAGCTCGTGCTTTAGGGCTACGTGCAAAAATCGATCAGGAAATTGGTTGGCATAAAACTTTGTCAAACATACCTGTCAATGGAGTTACAGGGATCAGTAAAGATGTGTTCTGGGATTTACAGTCTTCAGCAACAGATGCCAATTTCCTCAATGAAAATGATGTGACCACAATTATTCAGCGTGATGGGTTCCGTTATTGGGGTTCACGTACTTGTTCTGAAGATCCTAATTTTGCATTCGAAAGTTATACACGTACTGCTCAGGTCATCATGGACACAATGGGTGAATCTCACATGTGGGCGGTTGATAAGCCACTACATCCATCACTTGCGCGGGACATTATTGAAGGGATCAATGGAAAACTCCGTGATTGGAAGACAAATGGCTATCTCATTGGTGGTGAAGCTTGGTTTGACCCGGCATTTAACCCAGCCGATATTTTAAAAGCCGGCAAGCTTCGTATTTCTTACGACTACACACCAGTTCCACCTCTTGAAGATCTCAGTCTACGTCAGGAAATCACTGATAGTTATTTGGCTGACTTTGCTTCACGTATTGCGGCATAAGGAAATAGCACATGGCTTTACCAAAGAAATTAAAACTTATGGACCTCTTTAATGAGGGTATTAGCTATTTCGGTCAAACCGGAGAAGTAACTATTCCTAAGCTTGCGCGTAAGTTAGAAAACTGGCGTGGTGGTGGCATGGACGGCAGCGTTAAGGTCGATTTAGGTTTCGGAGATGACATCACTAACTTTCAATGGAAACTTGGCGGTGTAGATCCACTCATCCTTGAACAGTTCGGTGCTTCAACCGTTTCAGCGCATATGCTGCGTTTTGCCGGGTCGTATCAGCGTGATGATACTGGTGAAATCGATGCTTATGAGATTGTCGTACGTGGACGTCATGAGGAGCTTGATTTCGGTAATCAGAAAGCAGGTGATGACACTGAAACAACAATCAAAACTATCTGGAGCTATTACAAGCTCAGCATCAATGGTGTGGTTTATATCGAAATTGATATTCCATCGAACAAATTCATTGTTAAAGGTGTCGATCGCAACGCCGAGCACATGAAAGCCATTGGTCATTTAAGTTAATCCCTTTTCCTTACTCCGGTTGGTCTCAGCCGGAGTCTTTTTAATTCTTTTTAGGACAGATCATGAATACTCAAAACCAAAACACTGAGATTGAAACTCAACCAACAGAACTCGAAGTTCAACAAGCTGAAAATCAAAAGGCGATTAACCCGGATGTGGAAGTAATTTATTTAGATAAACCCCTAAAAATGGGTTCAATGGAAATTACCCAATTAGACATTCGTAAGCCAAACGTTATGGCCCTTCAGGGTGTGAAAATCACAGATTTGATTCAAGGTGACGTAACAGCAATTTGTACCGTTATCCCGCGTGTATCAAGTCCTACTTTAACCAAAGCACAGATTAATCAACTTGAACCTTCGGATCTGGCACAGATTGGAGCTGCGTTAATGCTTTTTTTGCAACCGAGTTCAGTACGTGTATCAATCTTACAGCAACAGTAGATGATGCCATTGCCAATATCGCGGTGATCTTTCACTGGCCACCGCAAACCTATACAAACATGTCCTTATCAGAACTGATGCAATGGCATCAAAAAGCCATTGAAAGAAATGGAAATGATGCTGAATGAAACAACTTAAACTCGAAGTCATCTTCGGTTCTCAAGACAAACTCAGTCCCGCCCTTAAAATCCTTTCTGGCAACAGCAATGCTGCTGCCAGAGTACTGAAGCAGACCAAAGATCAGGTTAAAAGCCTAGAATCACAATTAGCCAAAATCGATAGCTTTGAGAAACAAAAAGCAGCCGTTCAACAGAGCAGTCTTGCATTAAAAAATATGCAGGAACATGTGAAGCATTTGAAGGCTGAAATTGCTCAGAACCCGACTAACCACTTGGCTAGTTCACTAGAAAAAACTCAGCAACAACTGAAGGCGACTGAAGCTGCAAAAAAACAGCTAGATGCCCAGCTCAAGCGTATCGATGGGTTTAGACAACAAAAACAAGCGGCTTTGGAAACTACAAAAAGTTATCAGGCTGTACAAACCCGGATTGCTGATTTAAAGCGTCAAATGGACGCACAGCCAAGTAAGAAACTGACTCAAGATTTTAACCGGGCATCACGTGAAGCTGAACAACTGAAGAACCGTATTAATGAGCAGGGGATCGCTCTACAACGTACACGTGCTGAACTCAGTCAATATGGTATTAGTACCAAAAATCTAAGTAATGAACACATCCGGGTACGTCGTGAGATTGAGCACTCAAATCAAACTATAGATAAGCAAAAGCAGAGTCTTCGCGAACTTAAAGACGAGCATAAAAAAAGCCAAGCGTCTTTAAAAGGTCTAACTCAGCAGCTCTCCAGTAGCGAACGCGAAGTCGGAAAACTAACGGCTGAATATGACAAACAAAAACAGCATTTAAAGAATTTAACCCGGGAGTTAGATCAATCTGGTTTGTCGGTAAATCAACTCGGATCACATCAAAAAAAATTAAGAGAACGTTTATCCGGGACAACTTCCGAAATCGACAAGCAACAGCGCCAAATGGCCCAATTAAACCGGGTACAGCAAAATTATCAGAAGGTTCAGCAACACTCACGCACAGTCATGATTTATGGAGCCGGGATAACTGCAGCTGGAGCCACTACGCTGTACTCGATGAGAAAGCCTATTGAAGAAAATAAAAAGGTTGAGATTGAACAAAACAGAATTGGCGCACTTGGACTAGGGCAACACGCTACCAAAGAAGCAACCGATTACGCGAAAGCAATGAAAACGTTTGGTACAAGTACATTCGATAATTTGCAACTTGTTCGTGACGGTATTACAGCTTTTGCTGATGTTCATCATGCAAAATTTGCGGCTCCAATGCTTGCAAAAATGAAGTTTTCTAATGAAGCGATGTTTGGAAATGAACATGGCCAAGAGAACGAACGAAAGTTCATGGACATGCTTAAAGTCATTGAATTACGCAACGGCTTAAAGAGTGAAGCAGCATTTAAAGAACAAGCAAATATCATTCAACAGGTCATCACGGCCACGGGTGGACGAGTACAAGCTGGAGAATGGCTAAATGCTATTAAAACGGGTGGTGTAGCTGTAAAAGGCTTAACGAATGAAGCGTTCTACTACAAGATGGAACCCCTTGTTCAAGAGCTTGGTGGTCATCGTTTCGGTACGTCGGCCATGTCTGCATATCAAAATATTTATCAAGGCCGAACAACCAAACGAGCCGCAAATAATTTGATGGATTTGGGCCTAATCGCGGATCAAAGCAAAGTTTCACATGATAAAGCTGGCCAAGTTTCATTTTTAAACCCGGGAGCACTTAAAGGCGCTGATATATTCAAGAAAGACCAATTCGAATGGATGGAGAAAGTTTTATTACCAGCTTTTGCTCAAAAGGGCATTACGTCAAAAGATCAGGTCCACGATGCCATCGGAAGTATTTTTACAAACCGCAATGCATCAAACCTATTTACGACGATGTATGACCAGCGCGAACAGATCCATAAAAATGCGAAGCTCAACGCTGGGGCCGATAATATTGAGCAATTGAATGACAAAGCAAAAAACACCACAACAGGTAAAGAATTAGAAGCAAGAGCCAAGTTACACGACGCATATCTGAACTTTGGCCAAAGTATTTTGCCGATCTATACCAAGGCAATTGAAGTGGCCACCAGTGCCTTAAAAAACTTCAATATGTGGATGCAGCAGAATCCAACACTGGCAAAAATGCTTGGAGCCGGGTTACTTGTTATCGCAACCTCATTAGTGGCCATTGGCGGGGCATTAGTGGTGTTTTCACCGCTTATTTTAAGTATGTTGAGTCTAAGGCTCATGATGGCCACAGTGGGTGCAACAGGTAGTTCTCTCGGCTTCGTTTTTAAAATGCTTACTGGCCCCGTGGGTCTATTACAAAAAGGATTCGTAATTTTAGGAAGTTCGGTACTTTGGTTAGGACGTTTGTTTATGACCAATCCAATTTTATTGGCCGTGACTGCTATTGCAGCAGCTGCTTATCTGATTTATCAAAATTGGGGAGCAATTACTGGTTTCTTCAGCGGGGTATGGAATAGCGTAAAACAGATATTCAGTGATGGCTGGAATGCGATTATGTCTGTCTTTCAAAGCATAGACAGCGTTTTTGCAAATAATCCGATCTTAACCTTCATGATGCCGTTTATTGGGATTCCTCGTCTCATCATTGCAAACTGGTCAAGTATCGCGGAGTTCTTCAGTGGCCTATGGAGTGGAATCATTGCCGGGGCTAACGACCTATGGGTTGGTATTACGCAAATTTTCTCACCTATAAGCACTTGGTTTGTAAGCCAGTGGGAAGGGGTAAAAACCAATACGGCTGCTGCATGGTCTGCAATAAAAGCGTCGGTATCTAATGCATGGAATAGCTTAATTGCAAGCATACAAACCAATCCGATCCTTCAGAAGTTGATTAGCGGCTGGCAAAGCATTTTTGGCTATCTACAGTCGCTTAAAGATCAAATGATGAGTATTGGCCGCAATATCATTGATGGCCTCATTAGCGGTGTTAAATCGGGCTTTACTGGACTGAAATCGTTGTGGGGTCAGATCAATAGCTACATGCCGGATTTCATGCGTAAAAAAATGGATATTCATAGTCCATCAAGGGTTATGCGTGGAATTGGTCGATTTATTGTGGCTGGTCTTGAGGTTGGTTTAGGCCAGCAGCATGGTTCGCTTCAGAAAACATATCAACGCATTGTTGATACCTTTACAGCACTACCGCCAATAGAATTTTATCCTGGTGCGAATTCTCTCCCTGATCAGCAGCAAACAGTATGGCAGCGCTTAAATAAAGCAGCCATTCCAGCCATCCCAGATCAAACTCAAAACATACTTCAAAAGGTCACGGCCTATGTGAAACCTATGCTTGATGAAGTACCAATATTCAAGCTTTTTGACCAGATTAAAAGCGGCTGGAGTCAGTTATGGAACGGGTTAGAAAATATCTCAGATAAGTTTCCTGAACATTTGAAGACCTTGCTTGAAGTTCAGACATCAGTCCAGCAACCAGCATTAGCCACACCATCTTTCAGTGCTCCGGTGCAATTGCCGCCGATTGTGACAAAACCGCTTATTGCCGGGGTACCAAGTACACCAACGGCCCAAGCTTCAAAACCTCATCAAATTACAGTTGAGGGCGATTCTATTTCGATTTATGTCACAGCACAGCCGGGTCAGTCGACACAAGACATTGCAACTGAAGTACAGCGTCAACTTCGAAGCTATGAACGTGAGAAAGCTATGCGTGTACGTGATCAGTTTTGGGATAACCAATAAGGAATATAATTATGATGATGATTTTTGGCGTATTCGTTTTTTCGCTACCAACGGCCACTTATCAAACCCTAAAACGTCAAACGAACTGGAGACATGCCTCAAGCTCTCGCGTGGGGGATATGCCCGACTATAGTCAAACCGCTTAATTACCCATACACTCGTTAAAAAAACGACTAAAAAGCTTATCTATTGAGTTAACCAACCACTTTTTCCTTTTTGCTTTCACCCATGCCCACATTTTTTCAATAGGATTAAGGTCAGGACTATACGGTGGTAACCAAAGTATTTGATGCCCATGTTGGGCTAATAGATCTTGTATATCTTGTCGTTTATGGAAGGCTGCATTGTCCATGACAATTACACTATTCGAGGGTAATTCTGGTAATAAAAACTGATCTACCCAAAAATGAAATATATCCGAATTTACTTTGCTATCAAATAAACCAACTGCAAATAACTTACCCTCATGGATTGCTCCTATTGCATTGGTTTGATTTTTTAATTGCCAATTATATGTTCCATAACAAGGAGTTCCCTGTTTTGAATAACCCTGAGGTCTATGTTCATGAGATTTAAATCCACTTTCATCTAGATAGATGATCGGGTGTTTACACCTTAATCGGTTTAAATCTTTTAAATACTGCTCTCTGAGTTCTATTTTTGTTTCCGGGTGCCGTAAGGTCTTTTTTTAACTGTGATATTTAGACGCTTGAGCGCATCTCCAATTGTAGAATTACCACAACCAAAACGAGCAGCGCGTTCATATTGATAATCATCAGGATATTGCTCAACATCTGCACGTAAGGCATCATCATCAACTTTAGATGGTTTTCTTGGTCGAGTTCTTTTTATTTCGATTCGCTTTTTCCATTCGACAATTGTGTTTTTATTAATTTCGAAGTGCTGAGCAACCGCTCGGATAGATTGACCTTCTTCAAGCTTGGCTAATATTTTCTTTCTAAAATGTATTGGATAACTCATATCGGTATTGTATTGGTTTTTTGACGTGCGGACTATATCAGTTCGTGGGACGCGGAGATGATGTGATTACGCTTGATGGCAGCATCATGCCCGAGTTTATGGGGACTCCGCTTAGTCTTACTGCATTGCGCGTGATGGGAGACACCGGAAAATCATTCCCATTGATCAGTGGTACCGGGAAAATATTTGGTCTGTATTTTCTTGAAGATGTGGATGAAACACAGACATTTTTTTTCCCGAATGGAGCTGCTCGTAAAATTGAATTCAAAATGACCCTGAAGCAGAAGACGAAGCCGGGAACGTTGGCAAACAATATCATTAGCAGTGTGTTGGGTTAGGTCATGTTTAGTGTTAGCAATGTCAATGCACAGGCCATTTATAAACTTGTAGTGAATGGTACTGACATCACAACAAAGGTTAATTCACGATTGAACAATATGACCGTTACGGACAATCGGGGCATTGAAGCAGATTCGGTACTTATTGAATTACTTGATCATGATGGTTTACTCGAGATTCCACCAAAAGACGCGGAAATAGACGTCTGGATCGGCTGGAGTACAACCGGATTGATTTACAAAGGCAAGTATTTCATTAAAGAGCGTGAGCATTCCGGAGCACCGGACATTCTCTCTCTACGGGCTACCAGCGCTGATTTAAAAGCGAGTTTGAAGCGGAAAAGGGAAGAAAGTTATCACGACAAAACAATCGGTGAAATCATAAGTAGCATTGGGGCCAGAAATGGTCTAAATGTGATTGTTCAAGAAAAGCTAGGCAGTATCAAACTAGCACACATCGATCAAAATGAATCAGATGCAAATTTAATGACCCGCATTGCTGATGAACATGATGCGATAGCAACAGTTAAAAACGGTACGTTGTTATTTATGGCTAAAGGCAAGTCTGAGACAGCAAGTGGCCAAACTCTACCAGAAGTCGAAATTACCCGGAATCAGGGAGATAGGCATCGTTTTAGCGATACTTCGGAAGGCGATGATATTTCGGGGGTGACTTGTTATTACTACGATATTGCTTTGCCCCAAAAACAGAAAGTGACTGTAGGCAATAGCTCCCAAAATGTTAAGGAAATTCGACATGCGCTGCGTGATAGAGAAACGGCTCTACATAAAGCTTATGCCGAATACAATAATATCAAACGTAAAGCGACTAACTTCAGCTATTCGTTTTCGCGTGGACGACCTGAACTAATACCTGAAATGACATTCAAATTTTCAGGTCTAAAATCTCCGATCGATGACATCGTTTGGTTAGGTACAAGGGTAACGCATAAGCTCGATGGATCTGGTGGATTTACTACGGACGTTGTGCTTGAAGTGATGATGCCGGATGCTGATGACATTAGCCAACTGGTGGATAATGAAAGAGGGGATTACACTGGAATTATTGCTTATTATGGTTCAGCGAGTTCTCCAGAGAAAGTAACGCAAGGCGATCAGTCAAACCCAAAACGTTTAACGTATCTATATAAAAATCAGGCTACAGCAACCAGAGCCGCAGAACGAGAGTTCAAACGGCTTCAGGATGAAATGAGTACCACCTAAAAATTATAGATAATCAACTCATTGCCATTATGACTTTCCGCTGCGGCCTTTTGATTAACCGACCAGCGGATTTTTTTATCTTGAATGTTATAGTCTTTAAACAACACACGAACTTCAGGTACATCATTAAGACTTAGAATAAACTTGCCTTTTAACGAGTCTAAAATCTCCTTCAGTGCATAAAAATCATCTTTACTGAAAATATTTTTACCGTAGTCCTTTTCGCAATCCCAATATGGCGGATCCAGATAAAAAAGCGTATCAGATGCATCCATTTTTTTAATTACATAGTCATAACTGGCATTTTCAATTGTTGCTCGTTGCAAACGTTCATGAACAGAATGTAAATGTGTACGGAGTTCTTCACCTAGCTTTAGACCGGGTTTACGTGCAGTTGAATAGCTGAAGGATCCATCGAGCTGGCAACTGAAAGCGGCACGTAATAGATAATAAAATTTAGCTGCTCGTTGAATATCTGTTAAACCACGATCACTTTTTTTCATGTCATCAAAAATGGTGCGTGAAAATAACAACAAATCAAATTCAGCTAAGAACGCATCGAAATGGAATTTAAGGACTCGATATAAATTGATGAGATCATCATTCACATCGTTAATAACTTCAAAAGGGGAAGGGGTCTTTTTAAAGAGAACCCAGCCAGCGCCTCCAAACACTTCGACATAGGTTTTATGTTCTGGCATCAGCTCTACGATTGTTCTGGCCAGTTGAGATTTACCACCAAGCCAGCCACTGAAACTATGACCTTTTGGGTTGTATTGAATATTCATGGTTCTTACCTGTTTTTTGGTGCTCTAGGCTCTCAGGTAAGGCACTCGGGGTGCTCATATAGATATTAAGAGTTTTACAACGGGGGCATTTAATTTCGAGTGAATCAAAATGCCCAATTCGTGCCAGCAATTTAAAACAGTGCCGGCAATTAATATTCTGCATCATGATTTGGGCAGCGATCAGAAAAAACAGGGTAATCTTAGTCAAAAAAAGTTATTCGCACAAATATTTAGTCTTATAATTGATTTGGTATAAATATTTGTTCTGAGAGGTAAATGTGCGGGGAAAACACCAACTATATTGTCCACATTGCAGCGCAAAACTGACGATAAGAAGCAGTAAACAACAACATATTCTACTTAGATCAATATGGCTTCAGTGTAGCAATGTTCTATGTGGTTTTACTGGAGCGGGAATAATAGAAATCACACATCAAATTTCCCCAAGTTCACAGAAGAATCCAGACATCAATCTTAAGAAACTTAAAAGAAGACCTGACAAATACGTCAAGGAAATTGAACCTATTCCAAATCTCAATCTATTCCCTGAATTGGAGGAAAATTAATGGCTAAATGTGAAATTTGTAAAAAGAGCTGGTTGTTTTCAAAAACGGTCAAATGCGACTGTCATAAAAAGCAGACCGATAATCATACTTATATTGGATCGGCACGTCTGGCTTTATTGTCTGATCCACCCCAATATCCGCAACGTGATCCTGATCCTAACCTTCAATATTACTCAACCTATGCTTTGCAAGGTAAAGAAGCTAACTCTGACAATTATTTAGAAGAACGTTTCCAATCTTCATATAACTGTGAACATTCTCAAACCAATCATTCAAATCAAAGTAACCATAGTTCAAATGATTCTTCAGGTTGGAGTTCAAGTGAAAGCAATAGTTGTGATAGTGGAAGTTCTCCTAATTCAGATTCTTGGTAATAGTCAATATAAAAAAGCCGCTTTATGCGGCTTTTGGGGAAGTAAAGGGCATAAAAGCGTTAGGTTCATATAGAATTTGAAAAAGTAGAAACTGATGTTTAAATAAACTTGTATTAAAATGTTCTAATAACCCATATTTCTCAATATATTTATAAAATCTTTTATCTTTTAATCCTAGGACGGCAAGACAAACAAGCTCATCATGGCTAATATAAGATTTTAAAAATGCAATATCTGAATCTATATCATTAGGATGGGATTTTTGTTCTATAAAAATAAGAATATTTATTAAATGTTCAAAATATAAATTTCCTTCAAAAAGATTTTCAGATTGTGAGTGAGGTAAAAGATAAGATAATAATATAAAATCTTTTAAATCCTCTTTATACTCAAGAGGAGTCATTGATGTAGAATCAGGAGTATTGAAATTATTCATATTATGTAATATGTAATTAGAAAAGAATTTGAAACATTCATATTTTTCATGTACTTGCTTGTTAAAGGAATCTTTAAAATAAAATAAATTAATTTTATTGTTCTTCTCATCTAATAACTTGAATAAAAGTGAATAATAGCTTTGTTGAGCTAATAGTTCTGATTGTTGTTTTGTAATATTTCTTTGAGACTCAGCAATTTCATTTGATTTTGTTATCTCGTCTCTTTGTGCAGCTAATTCTTTTCGTTGTTCTTGCAATTCCTTTCTTTGCATAAATAATGAAATTAATAATAGAGCAAAAGCCCAGCCACTAAATAAAGTATTTAAAGAACCATATGTATCCCCATAAGTTCCGTATTTTTCACCAATTTTTTGTGCATACGATTTCTTTTCATCATAAGGTAAGTCATCACTATGTTTTTGATTAAATGGGACAGTGATAGGGGTATTTTGTTTATCAATTTTTTGTAATTCATCTGGGTAAATTGCCCAAATATAAAGAATTAAACCTAAAGCAAAAAATATAGAAAATAATTCAACAAGGGGCCAATAGTCCTTTTTTTTGTTTTCATGCTCCTTATTTTTTTGACGTTTTTCTTTAGATTTAGGCATATCCATCTCTAATAAATAGTAAATAATAGAATTAAACATTTGAAACTACCGTCATCCAATCATCCAAACACACCAGCCTACTGGCAAATCATCTTTAATTGGCTTAGATAGCTTTACTAAAAACTCTATATAGGTTTGTTCCCAATTTTTCATATATTGATCCGTTGATAAAAATTGTATTTTATTTATCATGATTGGCTAATCCAGTACTTGGTTTGCTTAATAAAGCGTTAATAGTTTTAATAGCTTCGGTTGTAGCTTTGGTCTGCTCACTTACATTGCTGCTATCACTTTTTTTGTCATTATAAAGTTCTTGTCCAAAAAACTTATCTGCCATTTTCATACGCATTTCATGTCGATCTTTCTCATTTAAATCAGCTAAGTAATATGGTAGTGCTGATAATTCGGAGCTAATAATTTTTGCTTTATATGCAACTTGACGATGTTTTGATGATTCTCGAGTAAAATACCAACCCGGAGCAGTTAATAAAAGTAAAAATACAGTTTTAACAAAGAAGTAAATGTCGACTGGTGTAGTTTGAAATTTTCCAATTTTTAAAAAATTTATTATTCCTTCAAGTGTAGGTAAAAGAAAATTGAAACATGCAATGCCAGCAATAATAATAAAAGAACAAATAGCATAATCTCTAAATGCATTTGCTAACCTATACTCTGCAATATAAATATTATCATAAATCTTTTTAGTCTCATCATTGAATTGCTTTTCTTCAAATACTTTGAAACTAGTATGGCTTTTTTCAAAATCATCAATTAAATTATCTAATGCTGTTGATTTATTAAGAACATTTGTTAAGTCACTAGAAATTCTGTTTAGTTCATCTTTGACTTTAATTGTGTCTAAAAAAGAATCATATGTCGCTTTTATACTTTCAAATTGAGGTTTAGTCTTAAAAAAATAGTTTGTGCTTTCTGTACTTTTCGAGTAATTACTCTTATTACTTAGATAGATTTCCTTGATTTCATTTGTAACTCTCCAAATTATATCGAAATCATCATAATGATTAAAAACAGATGTATTGAAAATACTATTGTACGGGTTTATTATTTCTTTAATTTCAAAATAAAGTCTTTCAACACTATCCTTTAAGTTGCTTTCAGGTTTATAAAATAAAGTAAAATCACTAATTCTACTTGCCGTTTGCTCAAATTCTTTGAATAGTTCACTAGAATTTATGCCATCGAATTGAATTTCTGTATTTAAGTTATAAGATAAATTTCTAAGAATTAAGAAAATTCTATATAACTCCAAAACATTTGATGTAAAATTTCTTTCACTTGAATTTTCAGTAGAATAAGTTTCATCTGACATTATTGTGGTTTCCTAGTTCTAAATATTTATAAATTTAGAATGTATTAAAAATATGCTTATATTATCTTGACATAATGGCACACTAACGGCAATATGAATAAGCACAGCAAAATCTGTGCGCAGGCGTGAGAACCTGTTTATTTCAAAAGAGAGCAGAAAATATCCGCTCATAGCGGCTTTTTTTTGCCTAAAATGTCTAATCGGCTATACTCGTTATGGTAGATCGGGCAGGGCAGCCTTTTGGCTGGCCGTTGTACTCTTTTGGACGGTATTCTCACCCCTGTTCGGTCTACCACCATTATTGTGAGAAGTAATGGCGGTAGGTTTGCAATGAACTTACAAAAGAGTATTAATCATGAAAAAAGCCATTAATATCATTGAACACACACCAATCTATGATTTAGAAGCGTTTTTAAAACGCCAAAAACAAATTAAACGTTCTAATTTCCTCAAAAAACTCTATGAAGGTTGTGCATTTATTTGCATGGTCGTGTTTACATTCTCTTTTCTTTTTTTAGGGAAGTAATCTCATGCAAACTAATGACAATATTATTCCCTACGTGCCAATTGCGCCTCGCGTTCAAGCAAGTAATGAAAAAAGCCTTTTGTTATGTCAGACATTTTTTTCGCTCATAGACAAAGTAACCAGCAGTCAAATTTTGTTTAACCACCAAACGGATAAAGGTTATTTATCTATTAGCCCTGATCAAATTAATGATTTAATTGCAGAGCTTTCAAAAAATGATCATTCGATTAATGAAATCGATATTAATTTATTAAAGTTATCGATAAAGGACCTTATTTACCCTAAATTTAATGGTGAACATATCATTATAAGCCCGATATGGAATAATACTGAGGTACGGGTTTGGCAATTTCAATTAAATCAAATTGCCAATGGGGTTGATATGGAACTTTTAACGAATGATGCAGAAATGAACTTAGATATGGCATTAAGTACATTAAGAGTTTGGAGAAATTCATTAGAAACGGCAGTTGGAGATAAACAGGTTGTTTATAATAATAATGACCTGATTTATAAATTGATGGATTTAGAGCAGCGACTCGAAGTAGTACAGAGAAAATTTGAGGAATAAAATAAAAGCCCACATAATTTATGTGGGCTTTTTTCTTATTATCTATTTCTTTTTTTCAGTTTCTTTAGCATATACAGAACTTAAATTTAATAATGCTTCTTGAGCTTCTGGACTTAATTGTCGATATGCCTTTAATAATAAACTTTCCTCACTTGTAAGGCCGCTAAAGTCTGGATCAATCCCTAAAAGCACATAACGAATATCTATTCCTTGCCGTTGTAGTTTGGCCAAGTAAACCCACTGGTCGGGTACTTTATTGCGCACATAATTTCCTAACGTATTTTCATGAGCATCTATGCTTCTTGAGAGTGGTTTTGCTCTTAAATTCTTGCGTTCTAGTTCTTCTACAAATCTATGCGTTATTTCCATCGCTATATTATCGGACATATATTTCACCTTTAGGTGTTGAAAGAATATAAATATGTGCTAAAGTGTGCCTTAGCATACCACTATGTGCTAAGGATAATGCATGAGTACATTAAATTCACCTGTAAATAGTTCTCGTTTGAAAAAAACGAAAGGTGGCCGGGTCCGATGTGTCGTTTACCTTCCTAAGAGTGAAGCTGACGACATCGAAAAACAGGCTGAAGAACAAGACACCAGTCAATCAAGCATCATTGCTAATTTTTATTACAAGGGCAAAAACATAAAACCGGAGGGTCAAAACGAATGAGTATTAAGAAACAAAAGCGTGACAACCGATACAACGTCAACCTTACTGATGATGAATCAAAACTTTTCGAAATTGTCTCAAAACTCACAGGTGTTAATCCTGGTGTGATTCTTCGTCAACTTGTAATGAAACAAGCACTTGCTTTGCTCATTGCAGAAGATGTTCAAGAAAACTTTAGTTTAGAGAGTTATCTAAGAAAAGGCGCATCAGACCACCTAACTAGGAGCTGAAGATGCCCAAACAGGAAATTACTCTTTCGGATCAAGAGAAGGAAATTGTACAGGAAGTACAAGAGTCGCTCGGTTTCGAGACGATAGAAGAAACCATCGAATACCTTGCTAGACAACGCATTCAAGAGCTTCTTGGAAAGTTAGCAGGACAAGAACTTAGAAAGAACCATCGGCATTTATTGTAAGGCAGTTTATTTAAATGATGTTTCCAGAAACCCGAACTTTAGTTGTAGACAAGTTAAAAGATATCTACGGATTTAAAGAAAAGGGCAATAATAAATTGCGAGGTAGATGCCCAGACTGCAACCACAAGGAAGCATCAGCTTGGGTATATCCTGAAGAACCGTGGGTGGTGTTCTGCCCACGTAAAAACGAATGTGGTAGCGAAAACCACATTCGTGATTTATTCCCGGAACTTTTTGAGAAATGGGAAAAACGTTTTGAACCAACTCCAGAAGATCCAAACAAAACAGTTAATGCTTATTTAGTAGAGGGACGTGGCTTTCCATTGGAACAGCTAAAAGGTCTTTATACTCAAGAAAGCATTACTCGCTATAAACCTAAGAAAACCACCTCTATTACTGTACGTTTCCCTATTACCGACGAGGAAGGTAATGAAGGTTGGTGGCAACGTGTGCTCGATGAGCAAGGCGTTCTTCCTAAAACAACATTTAAAGAAGAGTGGACTTCGGCTGGCCATGCATGGCTGACACCAAATACTAATTACTTTGAATCTAAAGAGATCTGGATTACTGAAGGCATATTCGACACGATTGCTTTATGGTTATCAGGAGTGACCAGTTTTTCTGCTTTATCTGCAGGTAATTTCCCTTCAATCTTTTTAAATAAGATTCTTAGTAAATGTGCTGAGAAAAGCTTACCGTTACCAAAACTTGTATGGGCCTATGACAATGACAAAGCTGGCCATACTGGAGTACTAAAAAATATAGAACTAGCCACAGAGCTAGGCTTTGATTGTGAAGCAGCATTACCGCCTAGCGGTCGTAAAAAAACGGATTGGAATGATCTTTATAAACAAGACCGACTTAAATTTTCTGATTTAGAAACTTATAAATATTACGGTTCATTATTAACCGCCGAAAAACCTGTGGATAAAGGAATACTTATCTACAAGAGATATGGAACGAAGTCTTTCCCATTCGATTTTGATAACTGTGTTTATTGGTTCAAATTGAATATGGATAAGTACGATGACTATATGAAAGGCATCAATTTTGAACCGAATGATAATGAAGATTGGGCACAAGAAGAAAAAGACAGAGCCATAGAACAACGCCGGGAAGCAGCTATAGAACATGCTGCTGATACTGAAATCATGATGGAATGTCGTCCACGTGGTCTCTACTATCAATATCAAAAGGAAATTGATGAAGCAGATTATTACTTCCAGATTGATTTCCCGCGTGGTGCTAAAACTATTAAAAATACCTTTAGCCCGTCTCATATCTCGTCAGCTCCAGAGTTTGGAAAAAGACTATTACACGTTGCACCGGGTGTGTTTTATGAGGGCAACAGTAAACAATTACTTACCTTTTTAAAACGTGAGTTGAAGGATATTAAACGTGTCCAACTTATTGACTATGTGGGCTATCACGCTGAGCAAAAAACCTATGTTTTGGGTGAATTAGCCTATCAGTCTGGTAAGCAATACGTCATCAATAAAGAAGACTATTTCGAGCTACCAAAGCATACAAACTTAAAGTGTAATACTCCTTTTTCATTAGAAATTAATAACAAGCAAGAAGATTACCAAGCAAGATGGGTAACTGATTTAATCGATGCGTATGGAGTGAAAGGCTTAATTTCACTAACAGCTTTTTTTGGAAGTCTCTACGCTCAGCAAATTCGAAAAACACATAAATCATTTCCATTTTTGGAAGTAGTTGGTGAACCGGGTACAGGTAAATCAACTTTGATTCAATTCTTATGGAAATTATTTGGCCGTGTGAATTACGAGGGGCTAGATCCGACTAAAACATCCAAAGCTGGTTTAATTCGTACCCTTCGCCAAGTCTCTAACCTTCCAGTCGTATTTATCGAGTCCGATCGACAAGGAGAGAACGCATCAAAACAGTTTAACTGGGATATGTGCAAAACCATGTATGACGGTGGCTCGTTGGGTGCTATGGGTGTAAAAGCTGGCGGAAATATGACTTATGAACCTTTATTCATGGGGACTTTAATCATAAGCCAGAATGCTGAAGTACTTGCTTCAGAAGCGATTATGGGGCGTATTGTTCATGTTCACTTTTATAAAGACCAACTTAGTAAAGCAAGTCTTTATGCTTCACGTAATCTTTCTAAATATGAACCTGAGAATGTCAGCCAATTCATATTACAGTGCTTAAACAAAGAAAAAGATATTTTAGAAGCGTTCAGCATAGGTTTTGAGAAATACGATGCCTTGCTACATCAAGAAAAATACAACATTCAAAGCTCACGTATTGTGCATAACCATGCACAGCTTATGTCGTTATTTGATGCGATGTGTAGGCACGTAATAGAGGTGCCTATCCAAGTACAAAAACAAGTAATTGAAGAACTTATAAAGATGGCACAGGACCGCGATAAAGTCCTTAAATCCGATCCGGTTATTGTTCAGAACTTCTGGAACACCATTGAAGAAATGGAAGATTCAATCAAGAAATTGGAACACCACGAGAGTGTTATTAACCATTCAGCTAAATCAGACGTTATGGCCATCAATTTTGCTCATTTATATAACGTAGCGGCAAATTATCGTTATGCGTTACCAGAAATTAACGAATTACAAAATGCGTTGCGTCATAGCTTGCATTACCGCTTTATCGAAGCGAATAAGGCCATTCAAAGCAAAATTACCAATTCAACAAAACGATGCTGGATTTTTGAAAAGCCAACATCACAACGGGACTAATCCCATTTCAACCGGAGAGTAACTATGTATCAATTAACTGTTAAAGAAACTCGTGGCTTACAAACATGGAAACTTAATATTGGGGAGAAGGCTCCTCGTTGTCCTTCATCTTTCCAATCGGAAAGAAATGAGCTGAAATTAGCCGCGATTTTTTTCCCTGATAACAGCTTAAAGGAATTATTTAAAACAATTCTACTTGAAAGCACTCACAACTATTTTTCGTTCCAAGTTGAAAAGATAGATGCAGAAAATCTCAAGGAAGAAGAAACCCAAACGATCACAATTTTTAAAGGTATGGATGTAGTCCCTGACTCAGGTCGTGAACTCGTTTTACACATGGTAACTGGCCAGTTCTTAGCTCCAGCAGTTTACAAAAAAGGATGTGGCCACTTTCATACACCGGGTGGGGAAGCTCGACCATACATGATTAAAGAATGGGCTTATCAAGATGAGTTAAACAATGTTTTGGGCCTTAAAGCAGTAGATCCAGAGAAATTGAAAGAACTCAATAAACGCGCAGATAAAGATAAAGGGGAAAACGGAATAAACCCAGAGAAATTATTTGAAATGATTCTTGAGGGTATTACACAAATTTTTCCAGAAGCAAAAGTGACAGTTCGTAAGTCATAAGTTTTAAGAAGCACACATACAAAAGCGGCAACTTTTGTATGTGTCACACAATCACCGGAGAGCAATTATGCAAAGCGATTCTAACGCACAAATCAAATCAAACAACAAGTTTCCTTCTGCCTTATCAGAGGAAATGTTTAATTACAGTATCTTATTTAGCAAAATCCTTCATGTGCCAACACTTAATGTTGGGGAAAAGGTTAGCGATGATTTTGAAGAATTTTTATGGGCTTTAGATTGTCAAAATGCGGACGATTTAATTGAACAGCACCCAAGACTAGAAGGTTTTATTAAAAACGTTCAAAGGAATATGAGTAGAGGATGGTTTGAAGATCATGCAAATGATTTAGTTAATGATCATAGTGACTTTGAGTTTCTGATAAATCTTGAAATTGCTATTCCATATAATTTTCGTTTTACCGAAGAAGGTAAATATCTCTCTAATTCAGTTGGGGGCTATTCTCGTCTTCAATGGATCTTTGCAACTGATATGAAACATGCAGCAGAACAAGCGATTAAATTAGCCGAAGAAATTCATGCTGAAGAAGAACTAAAAGCCCGTAAAGAACAGGGATTCGAGGGATAAACCATGGGTGATAAATATCATTGTAAATGTGGTGGTCTTGTCTTACCAGATTTTGAAGCTTATCAAGTTGGCGACGTAGTTAATTTTAACGTCCAAAAGCGTGAAAACACTTATCAAGGAAAGATCCAAGTAAGCCAGAAACCTTATATCGGCGAAATTACCGAGATTGACGGTGATCAAATCACGGTTAAAGCAAATGTAAGAACCTATGTACTGGATCGGTATGAAATCACTCCGAAAGATGCACCGGGACCAATGGACTATTTGCGTTTTGGTAAATGTCACATTAGTTAGTTTTCTAAAGCCAAGCCCTTATTGAGTTTTAATGAGGAATTTAATATGAATAGAAATAATAACCTGACCTATGGCCAATGGTGGAAATGTGAGGAAAATGTTTTGATCACCATGCTTGAAGACAAAAAATCTATTAATTACATTGCTGAAGTCCTTACGAGGGACTATCACGGTGTACGTTCTAAGATTGAAGTACTTCTCCGCAACGGTCGACTACCAGAAAGTTTAGTAAAAAAGCCTAAAAAGTAATTCTCCTAAAAGCACCTTTAGCACACCTCGCTAAGGTGCTTTTATTATAGAGTTATTAAATATAAGAAAATGAATAATTTCTTACTTTTTGCCTCTAATTTCTGCTAAATGCTTTGGAAAAAGGATACCAGTCTTACCTCTTTTAGCGTCATAACCAAGTCTTATATTTATCATTAATGCTTCGATAGTATTTCTTTTGTCTTTTTTTAATTTACTTAGAACATATCCAATAAAATTTTCAACTATTAGCATATCATCATATATTTTTTCATATTTTACTGAGTCTAAAGATATACCAATTGATTTTTCCCAAAAGTCTTTATATGAAGTAAAAATAGGAGTTCTTTTATTAAAATAAACCTCACCGAAAGCTAACTTATTAATATTTATATTGCCATGTAATAAGTCATTTCTCTCATTTATTAAAGTATGGAAATCTTTACATTCAGGCGAATCATAATCAACGCATTCCGTAAAACCTTCACAATGTAAGTGTAAAGATTGAATACGTATATCAATTGGGTTTCTTAGGAATGAGTTAAATAACCTTTCATTCTTTTTTATTTCTGGTTGACATAATGTGAAAATCAATAAATTTATAAAGGACTCAGCCATTACGGGTAACATTGATCTTAGACCATAAATTAGACCTGTAGCAAACATGTATTTTTCGCTACGGTCATTCCAAACTCTTTTTACTTCTTCTATATCTTCACTATACTTAAATGGACTCGCGATCTTATCATTTTCTGGATCTATATTTAATTCTTCAAGTTTTCCAAAAAGAATACGTATGGTCTCTTGCAATCTAGCGAAAGGATTAATAAATTCAGTCCACTTTTCTAATTGTTTTTTAAACTCGGACATTTCTCGACCATAATTTTTAAAGTCAGATTTTATTTGATTAATAAAGTCATCTACTGTTATTCCCTTTTCTATTAAATCTTTAGTTACATGAACCTCTGTTCTAAAGTTATGTCCTTCAATATTTATATTGCCAAGATCAGAAATTAATGCCCAATCCCAATGAATTAAATTATTAGAAGTATCATTTCTTAGGAATGTTAATAATCCGTTAGGCGGTCCAAACTTTACATTTAAATAACAATATAAATCAATAGGCTTAATTTCATTAGTAAATTCCCAGACCTCTTGATTATTGTGAGGACCATTATCCTTTAGTTGCTGAAAATAAGTTAATGGTTCTATATATTTCATGTTAGTAAATATATCAATCATGATCTGACCTAAGTTACTTTTTTAAGATTGGAATTTTTTGATTATAAATCTTATTTTATGTTTAACTAGAGATAAATTTTGACCTATAACAATCACAAACTTAATTATATGTAAAGGTATATCTAATCACCTATTATTCGTCTTCGATATAAAAATCCCTCCAATAAAATTAAACCCAATAGTACCAGTACTTAATAAAGGTTTTTTATGTCAGCAGGACTCGAAATACGTGGAAAATCGTTGCGAATTTGGATGCGACCGATAGCCACAGAACCGGTAATTAAAGAAACTCTAGACTGGGAATTTACTCCAGAAAATCAAGATAGAGCCGAAAAACTAGCGAGCCTAATCAAATTGGAGATACAACTTGGCCAGTTCAGTTTGGCTAAACATTTCCCAAACTCGAAGTATTTAAAAAAGAACCAAATAAGTTATTACGCACAGCTTTATCTGAGCCAGACAATAAAAGAAGTAGCTCCAAGTACTTACGATTCTTATAAGGGCCATGTATACAATCACATAATCCCAAAGTGGGGACAAACTAACCCTAAAGACATCAATACGAATATGCTTAAAAAGTGGATTGAGCATTTAAAAGAAAATTTGAATAACAAAACTGTCAGGGAAATTGTCACTCGTTTTTCACAGATCCATTCGATTTGGCGTGATGAAAGACAAATGCCCTATAACCCTTTTGAAAATATCGTAATTCATCAGGTCGACACTCCTGAGCCAGATCCGTTTAGTAAAGTCGAAATAGCGATGATTTTAAATACTGAAACTGACTTAGATATTCAGCATTTACTTCCGTGCTTATTCTGGACGGGGCTTTCAATGTCCGAGCAAATTCCAATTGCGTGGGAAGATATCGATCTCGAAAAAGGAACCATTCAAATTTCTAGATCGTATGTCCGGGGAATTTATCGCGTCACTAAGAACAGACGTAGAAAGCGAAGAATCAAGCTACTGGAACCGGCAATAACTGCACTCAAGAAACAGTATCAAATCACCGGTAATGCCAGAGCCAAGACAATTGAAGTCCTTCAGCGGGATAACAAAACGAAGCGAACTGAAAAGGTTCGTTTTGTATGGATCAATCACGAACGGTCAAACCACTTTGAATATCATGAATTACGGTATCGCTGGAACAAGCATTTAAAGAAAGCAAAAGTTCGTAAACGAGGTATCAATCAAGGCCGCCATACATTTGCCAGCCAACTTCTAACCTCTGGCCAAGTTCCACCGGAATGGATCGCTGAGCAGCTTGGACATAGTGATACATCTATGATTTATAAACACTACGGTAAATTGATTGCTGAAGATATGCCGGACTACATTACAAAGCTAAACAACTACATCATGATGTAA